TCCAATCTTTAATTGCAGAAACAATGTTTTGAATCGTTTCTTTGATGCTTTCAAATAGGGCAGAAACAATTGCAATTGCCAAGTCGATTTTCTCTTTGGTCTCTTCTACAGTATTTACAATCCAATCTTTTACAGTTACAATTGCATTTCCAATCCATTCAATTGCAGATTGAACCCACTCCACAATAGAAAGTACTGCTTTCAAAATCCATTCTACGATTGGCGTCAATGCTGTTATGAGGTCGCTGACAAATTGCAGAATCCAATTGATGATAGGCGTTATGATGGGAAGTAAAGCGTTGACGACTTCCATTACTACTTCAATAATTTTCCCGATGATTGGAATGAGATTTTCTACGATAACGCCCACAATCTTTGTAACAGCTGCCATCAGGGTTTCAATCGTAGGGGAAATTGCTTGAAACAGCTCACTGAGCTTTGTTCCAAACTCTTGAAACAGCGGCTTTAACGTATCGATTACCGTTTGTATAGCAGGCAAAATTCCAGAAAAAACATCGGAAACGGTATTCCGAAAATCTTCACTGGTTGTATAGCAATAAATAAATCCGGCTGCTAAAGCTGCAATTGCTGCTACAACAAGGAAAACTGGAGTAGCCAATCCGCCAAGAACAGCGGAAAGTTTAGAAAGCATTCCAAAACTGCTGCTTAAAGTGGAAGCAACTTTCCCAATTCCAGAAATCGCTGTGCCGACAGCAGAAACTGCCTTTCCTGCAACCATCAAAGAAGGACCAACTGCCGCTGCTGCCGCTGCAATTTTCCCCAATGGCACGCCAGCATCTTGTAGCTCTTGAAATTTCTGCCAAAGGTCATCCACCTTATCCACGACTTTGCCTATCGTTGTCTGTACTGTTGTAACGTTTTCATAAATGGGGCTGAACAGCTCTGGCTGCGTTAGCTCCTGCAACTTTCCAATAATGGCATCTACTACGCCAGTGATTCCGTTTTCATTGAACCCAGCAGTCATGTCTGCAAATAAATCTGAAATTGTATCTGCCGCCGTTTGAATCATCGGAAGTAAAGCAGTCCCAATGGTAATTTGAAAAGATTCAATTGCACCCTGCATATTCTCAATCGAGCCGCCAACGCCATCTTTCATCTTCGCTGCTGCTGCTTCCGATGCACCGTCACAATTTTTCAGGCTATCTGTCATTTTGTCAATCGTTCCCGGCGTTGCGTTCATCATTGCTTGCAGTCCGGAAAGAGATTCTGTGCCAAACATCGTTGCGAGTGCCTGTTCTTTTTCTTCGTCGGTCAAATCCGCAGTGGCTGTCTGTAAATCAGATACAATCGTACTAATGGATTTCATTTTGCCTTCGGAATCGTAAAAAGAAATACCGAGCTGTTCCATCGCCTCTCGTGCTTCGTCTGTTGGTTTGGACATAGAAACAAACATTGCCCGCAAGGTTGTACCAGCTTGAGAACCTTCCAAGCCAGCATCTGTCATAACGCCAGTTGCGGCTGCTAATTCCTCCATGCTAATTCCCAAAGAAGATGCTAACGGTGCAGCATATTTGAACGCATATTGCAAGTCGGATACGCCAGCGGCAGATTGATTCGCAGACTGTGCCAACACATCTGCTACATGGGTCGCATCTCCAGCACTGTCTCCAAATGCGTTCATTGCGTTGGAAACAGTATCCGCTACCAAAGACAAATCTTCTCCAGAAGCTTCCGCAGCAGAGATAATCCCAGGCATATCAGCGATAATCTGGTTTGCATCGCTGCCTTTTGCTGCCATTTCTGTCATCGCTTCCGCTACCTCGGAGCTGGAAAGAGAAGTAGATGCTCCCAATTCCAATGCAGATTCTCGCAGGGATTGCAGTTCTTCATCGGTTGAACCAGAGATTGCACCAACCTTCCGCATTTGCGTATCAAAATCAATGGCAGAATCTGCCGCTTTTTTCAGTCCAGCTGTTGCAAGACCAGCGGCTGCCGTTTCTACGGCGGTAATTTTCCCACCAAGGCTGCTCAGATTGTCTCCAGCCGATTGCAATCCACTGCCAATGGATTCTGCCGATTTTCCAACAGATTCCAACGCCTTACTTGCCTTATCGGAAAGGGCAGAGATGGTATTTAATGTGTTTTTGGCAGTAGAAACAATGCTTTCTATTACATCAGGGACTTTAGAAGCTGCTGATTGAATTGCAGAAAATGCGGATTGGAACACGAGCTTTACAGTTCCGGCTGCCGCAGATGCAAACGGCTTAATGGCGTTAATTTCTGCAGAAATAGTCTGGAATGTCTTGGATTCAGAAACTGTTCGCTGAATGGAATTTTTGAGAGCTTCTATTCCCGTTTTCGCCTTTTCTGCTGTTGAAGATAAGATTCCAAGAGCCTTGTCTTTTGCCGCTTCTGCTAGTGACTTCATCTGAGATGCAGCAGACTGAATTGGCGAAATTAGCTCTTTCATTTTTGTTTCCAGATTTTGCAAAGCAGTTCCGGCAGTACTGTTTTGGAATGCTTGCATCATCTGCTCTATTTGCGTTTTTATTTTTTGAATAGTAGGAGATGCCGCTGTCCATTGTTGAAATCCATCAGCAAGAGCGGCAATATCTTCCTTTGCGGATGCTGATGCCGTTTTCACAGGTTGCATGCTGGTGCTAAGCTTTTCTGCCATGCTTTCCGCTTTTTTTGTTGCGGTATTGATATTGCTTACAAAACCTTTGATGTCTGCTGTAATTTTCGCAGACAGCGTATAATCTGCCATACACTCACCCCCTCGCTACTATTTTTGCAATCGAATCCAAAGAGCCGTTCAGCGTTACCTTGCACTGCGTTGGGTCATCCAGATGGATTTCCAATTCTTCAATCGTCATCCATTCGTCAATTCCGAGTGGCGTATAAACCACTTTCACTTGAAAACCAGCCTGCAAGCACTCCACACCATCTTCCACTAGTCCCAAATCCACTGCGGATACGGAAAAAGTTGCTTTGGGTTCTTCCAACGCCAGTACATGGGCAACCACGGCTTCTCGTTTGGTATATTTATCTGGGTTACTCTCGCTAAACGAGAAGTTCACTTTTCGGACAATTGGTCCGTATTTGTTCAGCAAATATTGATTGAAAGCTCGTGATGCTGGATATTCACGATTTGACATATAATAATCTCCGAACTTCCCGCCGGTGAACCAAACAACGAGATTGCTCGGTGTAATTTCCGTATCATTTCCACCATAAAAACTGAATGCTGCGTATGGCTTTATATCTATTTTTCGGTTGCCATCACTATCGAAGTCGGATTCCGTCACCTCTGGATAAATCATTGTTTCCGTAGCGTCCGATTCTCCAGTAGTGTTATCCGCATTAGAACTCGACACTGGAACAATTCCAGTATAAAAATCTTCTGCTATATAAGAAGAAGAAACATCTGTGATATTGCCGCCAAGTTCCAGCTTTTGTGTCTTAATTGTATGATTGCTTGGGTCTCGATAAGCGTACCGAATGCAGCCAGTGTGCAGAACGTCTGTCAGTGGTTCTTTTTGCGTGTATGGGTCTACAACTTCTGCTTGAAAATTGCCGCCAAAATAGTCGATAATTCGAGACTGTAATAGCTCCATTGCTGTTTCTGCTTGTGTCCAATATCGTACAAAAGAAATGTTGTCTATGTAGTAAAATCCGTTGCCATCTGGTTTCAAAACTTTTGTTTTGCAGGCAGAATCTTCATAGACCACGCTACTCAGATAATATCCGTTATTGTAGTCCACCTGCGGGACGCAAACTTTAGCACCTTCTGGAATTTTCGTTTCTTTGTAGAGAATTTTTTTGCCGTCATAGCTGTACCATGTTCCGTTTCGGAACACGGTGCTTGCGTCTGTGTTTGCATCTACTGCTGCTGTATAGCATTGATAATCCGTCCAGAGGGAGAATACAAGAAAATTGATAAAATCTGGGATACTGTTATAAATAGAGGGATATGGCTTTGCAACGCATACCGTATCATTTAGCATTCCCAGAACGCCTTCGCAGGTGTATGTTCGATTCCCATACAAATCTCGCTCTACTTGTGTCGGTCGTCCAACCCATATCACATTTTCACCCACAGTGTCTTCATCGTGCCGCCGCACATTATCAGATACGACAGTAACCCAGCACTGTAAAACCTGTAGTACTCGTTCATCGTCTACTGGGATGGTAAAAGTAAATTTGCCTGCTTTGGTTGCACTCGTTTTCAAAACCGCATCTTTCAGAAAATAGCCATTCTTCGGGTCAAACAGTGGCAATCTCGGAATAATTCCGTCCCTGCAATTTTCAAATGGAAAGTAATAGGCTGTATACATTATAACAACCTCCTGCATCTGCATAGAATTGCAATTTGGCTTCCGGCAGTGCCTCCGGTGATTGTAACCGTCACGCTGCTGTTGTGCTGTAAATAAGAGCTGATAGAAAACACCGCTTTCCCGTTTGCTTCTTCGATTTCTTTAGCAGTTCCGTTGATGGTTACCGTGCAAGGAAATTCTGCAATGACTGTAACCTCTCCATAAAGTCCACCAACCCTGCCATTCGGAGCATACAGTGTTTCTGTAATTTCTCCAGATTCGCTCAGTGTCAGTGCATCCGGAAGGCTTCCGGAAAAATCGGTCGCATCCCAAAGGAATCCCTTTTGCAATGGAAAATTATCATAGCAATACGGCTCTATATCGGCGGAAATGGTGAAAACAGCATGCTTGGCATCTTCCATGGTGGAATCTACGGTGCAGCGTCCACGATAGGCATAGCTGGAATTGCTGTCTGCAACAATGGTACAAACTTGCCCGTGCAACTCTTGCCGGACGTTTTGATAGAGCTTGTGCCATTCTGCCATCGTACAAGCTGCCACAAATGTTGCAGATAGCGTTGCATTCTTGTAAACCGGAGAGCCAGTCAAAGCTTCAGAATAATCCAGTAACCCGTTTCGCCCTGGAATATCTACGGTAAATGTTTCTACTTCTGGGGCAGTGGCAGAAAAATCCGTCCAATATAGCCCCAATCCATAGCCACCATTGGTTCTTCCAGTGTAGATGCCAACGTTCGCTTCTGCATAAGGCTGTTCTGCACTGATATATTGTAATTGATGGGATTGAATCCACCGAATTCCGGTTTTTCGTTCCTCGATACCATAAAACTCCAATCACGACACCTTCTTTCGTTTCCGCCCGTTTGCTTTGTAAATCGCTTCTACCCATGCCGTTCCTTGTGCTGCATCGGCTTCCAGAACCTGCTGCACGAGCTGTTGCTGTCGTTCTTTGTTGGTATGCTTCGGCTGCTTTTTCCAGAGCTTCTGCGGCTTTTTACCCTTTTTCCGGAACGCATTGGAAACTGCATTTAGAACCGCACCTGCCAAAAGGTTGGTATCTGCTACGACTTTGTTTTCATACGCTTTTAAAATCAACGCCCGTTCCGTTTCGGTCAGGGCGTTGTAATCTGCTTTGGAATAGCCGAATTGTACCGCAAAAAAAGCGAAATCTTGGCTTTTTCGGAACTGTTCCGCTTCTAGGTCAGGCTTTTCTTTACTGGTCGGAAAATATTCCCATTCCACCAGCCTTACCGGAATAAAAAACCGCAGTCCTCCTGAATCTGTTCCAGCGTTGCTGTAAACAGTGCACCATATCCAACATCCTGCACCTGCTGCTGAGCAAATTCCAGAGCCTTCTTGATAGGGGCATAATCCCCTCGGTCATCTGACAAGCCGTAAGCAAACAGCGTGCAAAGCTCCGAAATCGTTGGATATTTTCCATTTGTGATGGAAACCATCACGCCAGTAATGGCATTTCCAAGTATCTTTTCCAACTGCTCCATTCTGCCAATGGTATAATGCAAGTGGTATTCTTTATCTTTGATAAAATAGGTTTGCATAAGCTCCTCCTTATTCTGTTGTCAAATCTTCCGGCATATCCGTTACCTTTGCGGCATCTTCCGTGGAGAGATTTGTTAAGTCTGTTAAAGCCCCGTTGCCAGAAAAGCTCAAAGAATAGGTCATGCTGTCATCATACGGAGCTTCCAAGGAATAGTCCGTAATGCAAGCCAGACCGCCAAACAGCGGCTTTTTTTCCTTGGCATCAATGACCTTCAAGCAGACCATATCGCCGTTCTCAAAATATTGCCCAAGCAGCTTGTGCGATTCTGCATTCAGAATATAAATGCCATCGTTGTCAATCGACCATTCTTTCATGCCTGGAATTTGCTTTTTCCAGCCCCCAGTCATATCCTTGCTGGACACTTCCACCGTGTCAGCACTGCGGTTAATGGTCAAATTCTGCTGCCCTGAAATTGCAAGCAGCTTAGAACCGTCTGCGTTGTAGATGCAAAGCAGAATGTCCTTCCCGGCTTTTGCCGCATCTTCTGAAAAATCACAATAAAAATTGTTATCATAACTTGGCATCGTATTTCCTCCTAAATCTTACATTTCAATCCATAGCTCACCATGATTTCATAGGAAATCACAGCATGATATTCGTTTGTTTCGTCTTGTTGCAGAGATTGCACGCCAGTTTCTGTTTGCAGCACCAGTGTAATCCCATCCGGCAGTGTCAGGGATTCCGTCAACGATTCTTCTACCGACTGTATCATGCTGTAAATTTCTGTTCTGGCATCGCTCGGTGTAGCAATTGCATGAATCTGTACGGTAAAAATTTCCTTGAACATCGTTTTACTGGACGCATCCCGTTTTCCGACCACCTCTACAAATAGAAATGGAGAAGGGGTGTCCTTCTCCACAGCATCATAACAAGCATAACCGGTATTTTTCCGTAGATTTTGCAGTACGGCAGCAGCAATTTCTGCAAAGCCGGCTTTTCGCAGCATCATTCTGACCTCAGTCCTCCTTTAGCTCATCTTTTAGCATCTGTTCAAATTGAGGGTGAACGGCTTCTACAGAACGCTGCAAAAATCGCTTCCCTGGAACATAGGAGGCTTTCAGTCGTTTCCCAATCTGTGGAACAAATCGCCCCGGCTGCTGCCGATGCCCATATTCCACATGCGGTGCATAGTGCAGCGTGTAGCCGACCGCTCCATTGATGGTAGTATCCGATTCTTTCGGCAATTCAGTTCGGATGCTCTGCCGCAGCTTTCCTGTATCGGCAGGCGTGTTTCTCGTTGCTTCCCGTGTCAGCAAGCCAACGGTTCGGTTACAAACTGCAACGAAATCCGATTTTGATTTTTGCTCCAGTGCAGCAACTAACTCTTCTGTTCCGTTTAGAATGATTTTTATTTTCATGTTGTGCATCTCCGTTCTGGGAGGGTTTGATACCATCGTTCCAGATACAACATCCGCCACCGCCCATGCAAATCTTTGATGGAAGTAATCCGATAGTCTTCCGAACCAGCACGCACCACATCTGCTTCTTTACAGCGTGCCAGTGGAGCATCTGTCAACAGTTTTCGCTGCGTTTGGGTAACATCTCGCCCGACTAACTCCGCATCCTCTGCCGTCCATTCTGTGAATCGTCCTGTATACTCAGTACAAGCTGCACAAGGCTCTTTTAATGTAGTAATAGGATTGCCTAAAATATCTGTTCCGGTCTGGGTGTCTTTTAAGAGATGAATGGTGAAATAGTGCATGGTTGCTGCCTCCTATCACAAAAAATAAACCGTGCCGCTGCCGTTTTCCGCCGCCTTGGTTTCACGATAAGCGGTAAACTCATCTTCGTATTCCGCCAGAACATCTTCCACAAACGTAGTGGAAATTGTATCCGCTCCTTCGGAACGAATACCCTCATAATTCCAACGCCGAAACAGCTTTACAACGACTTCCGCTGCAATCGGTTCTAACATCTCCGGCAGCGTTGTTTCTCGCACTCGCAAGCAGATTCGCAAGCTTGCAATATCGCAAAGTTCCAGCAGTTGCGGTGTGTTCTCCGCTTTCGGTTCATCCTGCAAGCGAATCTGTACCCGCTCCAGCAGTGTCATGCTTACGCTCCAGTCGCAATCGTGCCAACAATGACACCATCCAGCCGTTCTGCAAACAGTACAGAACCCGTTAAAATCGTGGTCTCATAGTTTGCACGCGTATAATCTGCGGTGTGGGTAATGCCAACCAGTCCTGTTGCATCTGTTGTAAAGCTGAATGCCTTGTTGATTTCCCCGCCGGAGATTGCCGGATATGCCAGATTCAGGTTATCGGCAACGGTTGCATAGAATGTTCCTGCCGGAACACTGGAGTTAGACATGACTTTGACATCCAAAAATGTCTGGAAATACGTCATGCCAAAAGCAGTCTGCGTGGTAATGTTGGTCTGCTCCCCAAGATATTTTGAAATATCCTGCGGATTTGCAATCACAATCACGCCATCGGTTGCATCATTCTCAAAGAGTACCTGCAACTTTCCCCAAGCATCTGCTACGGCGGCTTGAAAGCCAGTGCCGGTTGCTGTACCAGTACCAGTTGCCAAAAACGTCACCAAAGCGGAGCGAATGTTGCTCTGAATCTGTTTCAACAACTCATTGTCTGCCTGCGAAACCGCAAGGTCAAATCCGCTGCGTTGGATGGCTTCCAGCGTTACTGCCTTCCGGTACTTCTTGTAAGCCAGTTCATAGGTATTTGCCAGCTCTACTTCCACCTTGGACAGCGGAATCAAATCGCCTTCTGCAACGTCTCCATTCGCCATGGTTACCTTGTTTTTGTATACTTTGATGATAGAACCGTTCGCCATTGCCGTACGTCTGGTAATGCCCAGAAGCTCCTGCAATTTCTGAATGCCGTCAACAAAGCGATTGGTAAAATCAATCGACTGTGCTTTGGCAAAATCGGTGGTCAAATTGGTATTTGCTTGTACTGCCATAATAAATTAACTCCTTTACTCAAATAAATTCATGTTGTCCCGAATCGCCTGTAACCGTTTTCCTTCATCGGGAATGGCGAAAATCTGTTCTTTCGTCATGCGTCCTGACGCTCCGGTCTTGGGCGGTTCGCCCTTTAAGCGTTCCTTGACGGCGTTTTCTACCGCTTCTGTAAACAGCGTTGCAAAAGCTTCCACCTGTGTTTTGGTGGTCTTTGCGTCCTCTGCAACCACGGCAGCTACCAGAGAATCCGGCAAATGAATGCCTTTTTCGGATAGCATTTCCCGTGCGGTTTTCTGCATCTGTGCCGCTTCCACCTGCTTTTGCAGGGCTTGAAGCTGCTGCTTGTAGGAATCCCGCTCCGTTTCTGCTCGCTGCTGGTCGGTCATTTCTGCCAGTTTCTTTGCTTCTGACTGCCGCTGTTCAAAGCCTTGGAATGCTTCCGCAATCATCTGCGAAACGGCTTCTGCGGTCAGGGCTTCCGCCGGTTGTGTTGGTTCGTTCTGTGGCTCTGCTGCTTCCGGTTCGGTTGCCGTTGTGCCTTTGGTTTCTTCGCTCATTCTGTATTACCTCCATTCAAGTATTTGTCAAACGCTGTATGCAGCGTTTCCAGTGTGTGCAGGGCTTCGGTTCGTGTTCGTTCCAAACCGTCATCGCCCAGCAGAATCAGGCAGGGAAGCCGTTTGACATGATGTTGTCTTGCAAGAGCGTTCCCATCGTATCCGTCATTGCAGCGGAATTGGCACAAGGGAATGCCGGTTTCTATGGAAAACTGCTCTGCAACCTGCTGCATTTGCTTGCAGGGTGGGCAGTAGTCCGCATGAAAAAAGAGAAGTTGCATAAGATTGCTCCTTTCTGTTTTTGGGCATGAAAAAAGCACCTGATTTGCTCAGATGCTGATTTGTTGATATGAGAACGCCGTACCCACAGGCTTGTTTGTTCTTTTTTCCGTTCCCTCCGCCAGTTTATGCCCGTGGTCGGGGCGGTAGTTATAACAGTTCGATATTTTCGATCGCTGCACGGGCTTCCAGACTAGCGATATAGTCAGCCATTGCTCTGATCTGGAAATTATAAACCCCTCTTGGACAGGTTGGAATGAAGTTCAGCTTTCCCTCGTCCCATCTGTCAAGCATGCATTTCAACTTCTGATACCGGATAGCCACTTGTACATACTCTGCCTTAAACCGTTCTTTGTAGTCGTCACTGCACATCCGTGCTACTGTGTCTTTCAGCTCCGCCGCTCTGTATGTTGCCATTATTTTCTCCTTTCAAGCATGAAATAAAGCACCTCTTACGAGATGCTTTTATAAAAATGATTCTTTTTTTGTAAGTATTCTGGTCTTATAGTCTTCCAATTACAGCACCAAGAAGAATCTCAAATGGTTTCCCAAGAAATTCCTTTGCTTTCTGCATCATGCCGTTTTGGGACAAATATTCTCTGCCTGCTTTCGTAATTGAAAACGTACCGACTTCTAAAATCTGTTCCATATCCTTTGCGGCAATGTACTGAATGCCAGAAACATATCCGGATTCAATCAATTCTCGCATAATTACAAGCCAGTATGTTCTTGTAATATGGAACAGGCGACATTCCCATGCAACATCTGCAATCGATGTTTTTCTTCCGGATTTCAGGCACTCATATAGATACTTGAGAATTTTGTACATGATAATTTCCATATCATCTTCCGACAAGATAATCACCTCAAAATTTTACTTCTTGTTTGCGGCTAATCGTTGCAGTTGATTTTTATTTTACCTCTTTGCCATTTTGAAAAGCATGAATTGCTTCATTTAATGACATTTTATTTGCACCACCTTTTAATTCTGGATGTGCCATTTGAATTGGGTCGTTTTCCCAATTGCATATTTCGCAAATATCATATTCTTGAACTCTGCTCTTTCCGCAACAAGGGCATTTAATTTCTTTCATGTTCTTCTCTCCAATATGCTTCTCCATCATCTGGCTTAAAGAATGTTCGAATATACCCATCTTTTGTAATGACTAAAAAATCATTTGTTGAAAAGCGATAAATAGCTGTGCTTTCGTCAGAACGAACAATTCTCTCTATGTCATCAGTATCTTTTGCGTTTACCAGCTCATTTGCAAGAGCTATGTATTCTGATATAGAAATATTTCCATACTTATCAATATGTTTATCGTAATGCTTTTGCATCTTCTCTGGAGTTTCAAATCTTACTTCTATTTTACCATCATTTCCACCAGAAGTCAACCGACTTTTTATCGTCTCCAAATCTTCCACCACCGGCATAACGGTACATCTGCACCACGGGTGCATGGGTGGAAAATTCAAGCCAGCGTTCCGTTTGCTGATTTCAAATGTCTGTCCACTCAACGCACGACAGGTTTCACAAGTCCGATGGTCTTCTACACAGAGATATTCATAATGCGTATAAGCTGCATTCCGTTCAAATGGTCGAATTTTCGCTTCATTGGATAAGTAGGTATCTTCTGTAAAAACCAGCCGTTCTGCTTGCTTCTGCGATGTATTTTCAAACTTCTGCTGCAAGATTCTTGACATGGTCCTATAATCTTCACCACGAATCAGACCGTTTGCAATCTCGTTTTGTAAAGTCTGTGCTAAGGCTTCTCGGTTTGCCCAAATCCGTTCAGAAAAATCTTTGCCATTACACCAAGGATTTCCAATCACAACTTGCAGCATCTCGCTATCAATCCGGTAAAAATTCGTCCCGAATCCCAACTTCTCCGCTGCATAGTTTGCATATTTCAACACCTGTTTCTCAAAGTGTTCTCGAAATTTCGTTTGCTCAATCGCTCCGATTTTCAACTGCTGCAACACGCTGGAAGTTTGTAAGCCTTCCAAGCGGTTCAGTTTGTAAATGCTTTCCCGAACGGGGAGCAGTTCGGCAAACTCTGGATATTGCTTTGCAAATTCATCCATGTTTTGCAGCAGCAGTTGCTTGTCTGCATCCGGTAATTCTAGCAGCAATGTTCGGAAGGCAATCACATTCTCTTCACCATATTTTGCATAGTACGCTGCGATTTCTTTGTCCAGTGCTGCATATTCCTGTTCATAGTATTTTGATAACTCCGAGAAGAGCTGCTTTTCGTCTTTGCTTAAAGAGGCATCCAATTCTTGCAGTCGCTTGCTCCAGTAGGTATCACTCTGCATCGCCTGTCACCCGCTCCGCCTGTAACGCATCCGCCGCCTCACCGCCGTTCTCCAAGTCGATTTTCTCCAGTTCTTTCTTCGGGTCATCGACGGCAGAAATGACAGAAAGCTGCGTCTCTTTGGAAGTCACGCCTGCCATTTGAGCGGCGGTCTGTACCTCTTCGAGCAAGTTCTTTGGTGCGTTCTGCGTGAATTGATAGGTAATACCCAGATACGCATCCGCTGCCATTTTCGTTGCCGGATGGCTTGCAATCAGTTTCCATCGCTGATTCATGCCGGAAGAAAATTTCCGTGCTTTGTTTGCCGCTTGATTTTTCATCGGTTGTAGCTTGTACGCAAGTGCTGTTCCGGAGCTGCTGCCGAAGCTTTCATCGGAAATATTCGCCACCATAGATTGCATAAAAATTTGGTCTTCCAAGCGGTCTAGCAAATTCTCCTGCGTTGCATCGGCAGAAGGCTTCTGCAAAAATTCCACTTGAATCCCGTTCAGAATTTCCGCGTCGGTGGGCGGAACATGAATCACACGGTCGTTTCGGATGGTGTGCAGCTCCTGCTCGTTCAGTTTCAAACCTTTCAACAGCAAATACGCATCTGCAAAATAATCCACATCATTTGCTTTTTCTGAGATGGCTTTTTCATAGGCAGTGATTGCAGATTCTACTTGTTCAAATGCTCCTTGCCGTTCCTCGTTTTCAAGGTATTCAATGAGCGGAACGCCTGCAAAATAGTGTGGAATCGCATCCAGATAATGCAAGCCGCCTTTATCTGAAAACGGAATCTCCATGCTGGAAGTGTAGACGCTGCCTACGGTTTCACCATCGGATTTCTGATAATATCGCACACCATAAAGCGGCTTCCGTGCAATCGTATCATCATAAATGATAAAGCATTCTAACGGCGATGCGTAAGTAATACAAATCTGTGCAGTTTCATCCGTGTAAAGCAACTCAAAGCCACTTCCGTAAATGCTGCAATATTTGGATAATTCTGAATTGTTGTCGTCTTGGTCATTGTAGTGTTGAATCTGTTCCAGCTCTTCCGAAACAGTTTCCTCTGGGTGCATCGTCTTGACTGGAATGCCGATGAAATAGCCGTTTAGCGTGTCTACAATGTACTTCGCAAAGTTGCAAATAATCCGGTTGTCCGGCTTCCATGTTGGTTTGGGTGGCTCTAATTGAATTGGATGTCGTCCTTCGTATAAATCTTTCAGATACCGAAACCGCTGACAGTCGGTTTTGTGTTGATTCATCCAATAGGAGAGCCGCTCGGTTGTCAGCTCTGTATCTGTGGAAATCGTATAGTAGTCTTGCCTTCGGAACATGTTGCCGCCTCCTTATAGCCCCCCCATCACTCTGGAAATGCTTGCTTCTTCGCCCATAATTGTGTTGACAAAATATCGCACGTCATCCATAGCATGGTCGTTTTCCTTAATTGGCCTGTCTTCGCTGCATGATTCGTCCCAGCGATACAAGCCAAATTCTCGAATGCAGCCCTTGCAATCGGGAGAGAACTGCAGTTTCCCCGCCTGTAACGCAGAAGAAACTCTCCGGATGCCATCTACAACCGCATTCTTGCCTTTCCGAACGGTGAAATCCGCATTCCGCAGTTCTGCAATGAAGCTCGCTGCGGACGGGTCAACAATGACACATTCAATCTTGTGGCTGCCTGCCAATTGTTGAATCCGTTGCAGATATTGGGCATTGGTGAGCTGTTTGCGTGTCTCTCTGCCACTGTAGTAGTATTCTGCCGCTCGGTAGGCGGTTGTTCCATCATAACACCAAAGCCCAGCAGAGAAGGCGTTTAGCGTGCCATAGTCCACGGAAATATACCATTCGCCTTGCGGATTGTTCCGTTGTTCTATGTGCTTTTCTCGGTCGAATTGTGGATAAATCAAGCCCTCAGCAACGCACCATTCGCCCAAGATAAAGCGGTGATAGAACACGCCTGTATATTCCGCTTTTACCGCAGCCACATACTGTGGGTCAAGCATTGTATTGTCTTCCAATAAAAAACGCATGGTCAACATATCCAGTTCAGCCATGCGGTCAATGTATTCTCTTTTTAGCCAGTGCTGGGGGCTGTCGGGATTGGTCGTTGCAATCAGCTTTGCACCAGGCACACGCAAACGGGACAGCAGCATAACAAAGAAATCCTTTGGGAACAGCGTCAATTCGTCGCAATACGCACCTTGTAGGGTCAGCCCTCGAATTTTTCCTTCGCTGCGTGCATCGTTTGCACCTTCCAGCAGAATCCGCCTGCCGAACAGATAGGCTCCTTTGGCAGAGGTTGAAAAAGAAAAATTACTTTGCCCGAACATGGCTTCCAGCGGAATCAAACAGTTTCGTTTCAACGTGGTCAACGACTTTCCGCACATCAGATACAGCTGATTTTGTGGCATGGTAGCCAGCCAGAACCCCCAGCATACCAATGAAATCCACGTCTTCCCAGAAGAAACAGACCCTTCCAGCAAGTTAATCCGCTGCAACTTCTTTGTTCGCCACAGTTCCATCAATTGCCGCTGCTTCTTCGTGTAAATCATCTTCCACCCCCTGTTCCTGCATTCCTGCAATCAGCTGTTCCGTCATGCCGTTGCTCGGCTTGTCTTGCTTCGCCGCCTGCCGCTTTTTCAAGGCCAGTTCTTCCCGTTGTACGGTCTTTCCAAGTACGTCCATGACCTTATCAAATGCTTTGGTATCTCGATCTTCCGTGACAGCCTGAAACATGGCGACCAGCAGAAGCATTTCGTTGTCTGCGTCCTCTTCCGGAATGCCAAGTGCTTTCAACAATTCTGTTTGACTGGCAGTCGGCTGCAGGGAAAGCAGCAGCTTCATTTTGGCTTTCATGTCTTTTTTTCTGCGGCGTGCTTCTCCGGACTTTTTGCCACCTTTTCTTGCAATTTCTCTTTGTTCGTTCTCTGTTCGTTCGTCCATCGGAATCAGGTTTTCTTCATTTGCCAACGTCCTCCCTCCGTTTTTCAGGTATAAAAAATCCGGACAGGAAGTTCTCCCATCCGGATTTCATTTTTTGATGTTACCATTATAGCACGTTGTAACTGTGTCAAACAAGTCCATCTTTCAGCAGTTGCAAGGCTTTCCGGTGCATCCGTTTGGATGTTGATTCAGAAATGCACATCTTTTCGTTGATCACTTCCCATTTCATTCCCAGAATGTACCGTGCCCGCATCAGCATCCGCAGTTCGGACGGCAAGGTGAAAATCGCCCGTTCCACCGTGATGACGTCCTGCATCAGGTCGGCTTTTTTCGTTTCGTACAGGGCAGAGAGGGTTTCCAGCTGCTCGATGTATCGCTGCACCGCTGCCACAGGCTCTCCCTTGCTCTTTGGTGTGTTGTCATAGCAAACTGCCTTGGTGTTCCGCGCGTCCGCTCTGAGGGCGGCAATCCGGCTTTCCAGCTGCTGTAATTCTTTTTGTTTGTGCTTGCATTGGAGCAGGGTTTCTTTTGTCATGCATTTTCACAGTCCTTTCCACAATATGTTGAGAATTGACTTTATTATAATACTATATTTTGTGTCATCCGTCAAGCTGTTGTTTTTTGATGGATCAATTGTTTTATTGCCATTAAAGCCGTGTCAATTGCTGCAATGTCTTTGGAAAAAGAGTTTTCTTCGTCCTCAAGCCCTTTCTCGCAGTCCTCACGGTCGTTGCGTAAATCTTCCAGCTGTTGAACTGCATCTGCCAGCTTTTCGAGTGGGATTTCTTCGCCGCTTGCAAAGTTGCCCTCTAAGGCGATGTTGCCCCCATCTTCTCCGATTGCAACGACTGTTACGCTCTGTTTGAGTATAACCGCCGCAACAGTCACAGGGGTTGTTGGCGTTGCTCCAACAAATGACATTGTCACAACATTCGCATACTTGTCATCAATCTCAACAATCAGCTTTTTCATTTTCTTTCTCCATTTCCGCATTGAGTATGTCTGCAACATAACACGCTGTTTCATAGCTATCAAAGTAAGCAGTTGGATTTTCTCCATCGCCAAAGTCGGTAAGTGGCTTCATTTTCCCGTCAGCGTGGTCGAATACAACTGAGAACTCTTCTGCTCCAAAATCTCCCCAATCGTGTTCAAAGTTCGGGCAAAATCGGTCGTGCATCTGTTCCAGCCTTAACAGCAACCGTATTTTCTTTGCAACCTGTTCGGCACGCTTTTTGGTTTTGAAACAGTTACCATTAGAAATACGGTCAGTTTCAAAAGAAGTTGTTCCCTTGACTTTATCCGTTACTCCAAAATCGCTTCTGATAAAGAAATAGCTCTCGCCAATCTCTGGCTTCCACAGCTTCTGTTCTCCCTGCTGCATCTTCACTTCTTTCTGCAAAGTTTCCAGCTTAGTCAAAAATTCGGATTTCAGTTCTTCAATTTTCTTTTCGATGTCGTTCATTTTAATTCCTCCTTTTCCGCCTCCGTGATCTGCACGAATACGCCCGGAACTTCCGCCCAGTACTTTTCCAATACTGCACTGTAGATCTGCTTGTCATCGCCCCAGTAGTGCAGTCTGGTCATGATGTCGAATAACGCCTTGCAGAGGTTGTCCACGTCTGGCTTGTTGGTATAAGGTTCGCCGTCCTGATGTTTGGCTTTGATCGGATAGCACCACTTCACAACGACCTGCACAGCACCATGATACGGCTGTTCAGGGATGTGCTTCATCAGGTGGGCGGCAAGTTTCGCTTCCGCCTCGCCGTTGTTCCGCTTGTAGAAGTGATGCACGCCGTGCTTGTCAACGGTGTGTCCTTGCTGTTGGTGCGTACTGGTTGGCGGTATCATGGGCATAAAAAAAGTCGTCATATTGTTTCCTCCATTTTTGGTTTTTCGTTTGTCAATGAAAGGGGAAAAGTGTTAAAAGAGTGCTGTGCTATCGCACTCTTTTTACTTTTACCCATTGACGTCAATTTTGCGACAGCGAAAATAGTATATATATATACACTGTTTTCGCAATTTTTTTCGCATTTTTTCATTTGCTTGTTTCTCTAACAATATCGCCGTTTTTAAGAATAAATCCATCATATTCTTTTATGCGATTTTCAATGGTTCTTCGGCTTACGCCCAAATACTCTGCCATGTTCTGAACGGTCACCGTTCCATCCAGATTGCAGGCATTGAAGGCGTTTTCAAAAGCTGCTTTCTTGTCGGCTTTCTGTGCTGCATAGGTTTCTTTGGTTTTTGCTCCCCGTTTCTTGTTTCCCCGCTGATAGGGCATCAAGTCCACTTCCATCTGCAAATCTTTCAGCACACCGACTGTATCTTCCACATGCACGGGATACCGGAACCACAGGTTCTTCGGCTCGAACTTCGGGAACTCTCGCAGCGTACCATCCAGCCGCCACGCCGTCCGCTGTCGCACTGTCCGTTTGATGGTTTCCATCTCGCTGAGAAACGCTTCATAGACGGCTGGCGGCAGATTGTCCTGACACAGCTTCAGGGCTTCTACATGGCTCAGCAGGGCATCCGGCGAGGCATCCGCCAACACTACCGGAGCATGCCGCCGCAGCTGTTCCACGCACGCATCACAGATCGCCGTGTTGGTTTCCTGCTTGCGGATGTCCTCGGACAGTTCCAGTTCTGTCAGGTCAAGCAGGGCATCGGGGTCACGGGCAAACACCCCCGAACCGGATGCTCTATCCATGCTGCGTTTGCCGCCCTGAGCCCCCTTGCTGTGGTGGTGGCAATAAATCACCGCACAGCCCAACTGCGTGCACACCTTGTCAAACTGGTTGCAGAAATGTGCCATCTGGTCAGCACTGTTTTCATCGCCCGTGATGACCTTGTAAATCGGGTCGATGATGACAGCAATGTACTGTTTTTTCTTGGCTCGCCGAATCAGTTTCGGGGCAAGCCTGTCCATCGGCTCGGTCACACCACGCAGATTCCAGATGTCAATGCTCTGGAGATTCGCCGCCGGCAGTTCCATTGCCTGATACACATCCCGAAACCGATGCAGGCAGCTGGCTCTGTCCAATTCCAGATTGACATACAGCACACGCCCCTTTGCACATTGCCAGCCCAGCCACTGCCTGCCCTCAGCAATCGCAATGGACATTTCAATGAGGGCGTAGGATTTGCCGGCTTTGGAAGGTCCTGCAATCAGCATTTTGTGTCCCTGCCGCAGCACGTTTTCAATGAGCGGCGGCGATAGTTCCGGCATGTGTTCCCACGCTTCCGCCATGCTTTCAAACTCTGGCAGGTCATCGGTGACACTGTCGATGTAGTCCTTCCACTCTGCCCACGAACCCAGCCCGATGTTGGTTGCAACTAAGAATTGCTTCTTTCCGTTTCGCATCACGCCCGGCATTCTGGATAGACGGGACGGATTCCGGTTCTGACGGTCGACTTTCAGCCCGTTTTTGTCGCAAACGTCATAGAGGAAATCCACTCGCTTCCGGTATTCCTCGTAGTTGGGAGCATCCACCCGTACAATGGCATGTAGGCTCTTGCCGCCGCTGTAAACCAAGCAGGCAATGGGCAGCTGCATTTCATGCAGGATTCCGTTCTGCCGTTCGATGTCCAATACATCGGATTCCACCAGTGCATAGCGGTATTCCGTCACATTTTCATTCTTGCCGCCCTTGCCGTCCAGCGGATTAAAGCGGATCCATGCTCCGGCAGCTTCGGCGTAGTCCCCGAACACTGCTCCAATGTCATCGCCGCATTTGCCCAGAGCCTCCAGCAGCTGCCCAGCGGTGCGGTCGCAGCAACCAGAAGTCGGAAGATACTTGCCGTCTTTGTTCTGCCATGTTTCCGTCACATAGCCCACGAAATCTTCTGCTTCAAACAGCGTTTCGATGTAGCAGGAAAGTTCCTGTGCTGGATTCCATGCGTTCGGTTCGGGGATGGGAATGTCCTGTGCTTCTTTCCGGCTGGTGACGACATAATCTTCCCCGATGAAGTCATCCCACCCCAAAGCATGAGATTCTTTCCGGGGACTTTGTGGGCGGTAGCCGTTTTCCAGTGCCAGATGCACGATCGTTCCGGCGGTAACGGGATGTTCGCAACCGGCAAAGGTTCGCCATTTCTTTTCGCATTCGCCTTTGTGATAGCGTGCAGCATCCCGCTGTGACCAGACATCCCAGAGCGAGCAGTCATAGCCGGCATCTTTCAACGCCATGCCCACACCACACCATTCCTGATAAGTCAGGGATGCCGGGTCGATGTAATCCAGCAGTTCATCCAGGTTGTCGTCTTTGTAATCCATTTATCCGTTCACCTCTGTCGGCACATACTCCGCCGCTGAGATCGTCCTCGGCACACGCCAGCCGTTTGCAGCAATGCGGTTGATCAGATTTTTTGCCGCATCGAATTTCCAGCCGCCGACGTGCTGAAACCCGTACTTTTCCAAGCAGCGAATTTGTTTTGGCGTTGCCAGTCCGCTTTGCTGTCGCTGAGCCACCGCACGCAGAATCTGTTCTGCTTTTCCGGCACTCTCTACGGCATCGGGATTGATGCCCCGTTTTTCCAGGTCTTTTTTCTGCTGGGCGGTCGGGGGGGTGGATTCCCACCCGAACGCCGGAACATAGCCAGACAAATCCTGCGACTGAATCGACAGTTCATATTGCAACGGGTCGACCAGCTTCGATTTTCGTTTTTTCATCGCTTCCAGCTTTTCGGCAAGTTTCGCTTCTCGGTCTGCTACTACGTCTTCGGATGCCCGATTCTCTGCTGCTTCGATGTCGATCGGGATGCCGACTTGCTCTTCCAGCTGCTGGGTCATCTTCTGCTGCACTTCTTCGTCCTCGCAAATCAGGCACGCCGGACGGCAGAGTTCATGCTTTTCGGTATTCCACAAAAAATCCAACAAGAGTAAGTGGTCTTTGCCCTCTGCCAACCGTGTGCCACGCCCGACCATCTGACAATACAGAGCACGCACTTTGGTTGACCGCAGCACGACCACGCAATCCACCTCCGGACAGTCCCAGCCCTCTGTGAGCAGCATGCTGTTGCAGAGCACGTTGTACTTGCCATCCGCAAAGTCTTGCAAGATTTGTTCTCGGTCATCGGATTCGCCGTTGACCTCTGCCGCACGGAATCCGTGCTGACAGAGGAAATCACGGAACTTTTGAGAGGTTTTGACCAGCGGCAGGAATACCACGGTTTTGCGGTCGGCACAGTGTTTTGCCATTTCGGCAGCGATCTGATCGAGATAGGGGTCTAACGCTGTGGCGATGTCCCCCGGTTTGTAATCGCCGGCAGTTGTTCCAACCTGTGTAAAGTCAATCTGAATCGGGACGGTCAATGCCCGAATCGGGGTTAAGTATCCCTCGTGGATTGCCTGCGGCAGGGTGTATTCATACGCCAAGCTATCGAACACCTTGCCCAGATTTTGCTTGTCGCCACGGTCTGGCGTTGCCGTTACGCCCAGCACATGAGCACCGGAGAAGTGATTCAAAATCACCTGATAGCTGTCCGAAATGGCGTGGTGTGCTTCGTCAATGATAATGGTCTGGAAGTAATCGGCAGGGAACTGAGCAAGGCGTTTCTGCCGCATCAGGGTTTGCACGCTGCCCACAGTGACCCGATACCATTGCCCCAGACAAGTTTGTTCTGCCTTTTCTACGGCACATTTCAAGCCGCTGGTGCGTTCCAGCTTGTCCGCTGCCTGTTGCAGCAACTCGCCCCGATGTGCCAATATCAACACCCGATTGCCGCTGCGAACTTCGTCTTCGGTGATTTTTGCAAAGACGATGGTTTTGCCGCAGCCGGTGGGCAGAACCAGCAGCGTGCGGTTTCTGCCCACGTCCCACTCCCGATGCACGGCGGTGCGTGCCGCCTGCTGATAGGGTCTCATTTGCATCTTGTATCACTCCTTAAAACTGACCTTTGTTCCAGCCGCCCTGCGGTGACTGCCACGGCTGCGTGTTGTTCGGCTGCGGTGCGGTGTAGGTCTGCTGTGGGGCACTCTGAGCAAGCTGCGGCTGGTCATAGGAGGGATACCACTTTTCAATCTGGTTTGCCTGTCCAACGCCGCCATCTTTTTTGTCATAATTGCGGATTTTCACGTGACAAATGCCGCTTTTTCCATTGACTTCCTGCCAGTTCATCCGTGCAGCCTGTCCCTTTTGCTTCATGCCGATGCTGGCGAAAAATTCCGACAGCTTCCATTCCATCTTCGTGTGCAGGAACAAGTTTTCCTGCAAGAGCACGCTGCTGCCGTCAGGGCTGAATACCCGAAAGTGGAGAATTGCCTTGTTGCAAGGCGGAATTTTGTCAGAGCCGTTGTGTCTGGCACGGTCGAACTTCTCCACGGTGAAGCGATAATCGCCCTCCGGCAGCAGAATGAAGCTGCTTTCCTGCTGGATTTCATCATCCCAGCCCAATTCGTGACCCTGTGCAGTTGTGTTATAGTTTTCCATGAAAAATACCTACCTTTCTAAATTTACCTTGATTGGTTTTGTTTGCTTGCATTAAAATGGTACGTTTCGGTTCTGCTGAATCAGGTCGAAGATGTTTTTCCACCACGGGATGCACCAGCCTTCTACGAAATCCTGCGGATACTGATTGACGGGCATATCTTCCGGAAAATATCCCTTTTCCCCAACAACCTGTTGCAGTTCTTCAGGGGAAACGTGATTTGCTTCCATCAGCTGTGCAAGCTGCGGAAAGATGCCGTCCAACGAATCCGGCGTTGTAACAATCGGCGTTGCAGTTGCAAAATCCTGTTCGGTCGGCAGTCCGGCAGCCTGTGCCTGTTCCATAAGCTGTTGTGCTTTGGATACCGGTGCAGGGGCAGGGGTAGTAGCAAAGAGGGAAGCAATCGAAGCGTATTCCAGTGGCAGCATTTCGGGCAGCCCGAACCGATTCTTTGCATCCCACCATGCGGACTTTGTGGTATACATGACCCGATTGCAGGCGGTTGCCTTGTGTTTTTTTCCCTTGTCATCGGTTGCAATTACATGCGTCTGGAACGCCAGAAACAGGGTGATGTCCGACCACTCTTTTAATAGTGGTGCAATCTTGTTGGTCGTTTTGTTTCCCAGTTTCAATTCCCAGTGGTCATATTCTGCATCAATTTCCGGCAGAGAGGCTTTTCGGGTGATTGCATGGCAGAGCAAAGCGACATGGATGCCTGCCTGAATGAGTCGTTCGGTGCTGTCCAAAAACCGCCCGATTTCTTCGGCTTCATACTCCCAGCCCTTGCCGTAGCCGAAGCCCTCGATGCCGTTCACGTTGTGTTTGCTGCACAGCTGTGCAATGGCAAGGCGTTCTGCCCAGTCGAAGGTATCAATGACGACCGTCTGATACTGCCGCTGTACATGAGATTCCAGCACAAATTGCAATTCCTGCTGCAACATCTCCCAGCTGGTGGGCTTCGGCAGCCGCCGAACGTTCATTTTGGAGGTGCTGCCCTCGCAGTCAATAAAGACCGCTCCCGGCAGCTGTGCCGCCAGGGAAGTCTTGCCAACGCCTTCCTGTCCATAGATGACCAGCTTTATGCCGGAGCTGGTCTGAATGCCGTTTGTTTCTTCAAAATTCATTTAAAATGCTCCTTTCGTCGACCACTTTTCAAATTCTCTGAGTTCTTCTTCGGTAGGTTCATCATTTTCTAAGCCGTATATACACCCGCTTTCAAAGGTACAGCCGTACAAGTCGTCACGTGTTTCTACCCAATCCGGATATTTGACCCAACCATGCTGACACCCTTGACAATACTTCATAACAGGATCTATGCAACGAGTTGGCTTGTCCATTTGTGCCACCGTCATTTCTTAAAATTTACCTGCTGTCCATGTAGGTGCAGCAGAAAACGACTGTCCTTCTTGATTGTTTACAGAATAGCCATCCTCAATAATGATGCTGCATTCATCACCAGTAGAAACGCGTGTGGCGATTGCCTGCAAGCCCTCTTGCTCCAGCCACTGCCCGAATGTCTGTAAAGTGCTGCTATCCATCTGTTCCAGCTTGTCCAGCAGCACAAAACCGCAGTCTGGATTCAGCTTGCGAACAATGGCAGTTGCCACACGCAATTGTTCCGAACCGCTCATGCTGTCCCACTGTTTGCCGTGATACTGTAACGCACCGTTTTCCACCGTCAGCCCTTCTAACGGCAGGTCAGCGGATTGCAGCAAGTCTTGCTTTTCTTGCCGGAGTGCGGAAATCTGTTCGGTCAATGCTTCGTAATCCTGCCGATAGGTCTTTGCTTCTTCTTCGGCGTGTTCCTTGTTCAGGTTGTCTCGAATTTTCATGTTGATGGCATCTATTTCCGCAATGCTCTTTTCCAGTTCAGCGGTAGATTCGTCCTGCAAATCTTGTGCGGACATCTGTGCAATCCTTGCATTCTGTTCTGCCTGTTCCAGTCGTTTTTTGGCTGCGTCATAGGCTGCCTGTGCAGCAGTGAGTTCCTGTGCATACTGAACGGCATGCTCTCGCTTTCGCTGATTTTCGCCGTTTCGTGCCAGTATCGCTTGCTGTTTTGCAAGGAGTTCTGATGCAGAAACAGGCGTATTGGGGACATTCTCCCAGCATTGCAACTCTGAAGCATATTTCTGCTTCTGGTCTGCGATTCTGCCGATGGTGGTTCTCTGGTTGTACAGGCGGCTTTCTTCTGCTTCCAGCTGTGCGAGTTGGTCGCCAATGCCAATGATTTGCAGCAGAATTGCCGCCTTTTCCTTGTCGGATGCATGCATAAACTTTGGCAAGTCCAGTGCTAACGCAGACAGGAACGAGTTTAGCAGCTGCTGTCCTGCCTTGTTCCCGTGTGGGTCGATGACTTTCAGGCTGCTGTTCTTGCCCTTTCGCTCCACAATCAGCCCGTTGGACAACTCTACATGCAAGATGGGGTCAGTGTATGCTCCATCCCTTGCCGCAGCAGTAGGCTTGTACTTGTCGCCGCCCAGTGCCCATGCAATCGCATCCAGCACGGAGGTTTTCCCCTGACAGTTGTTGCCGCCGATGATGGTCAGCCCGTTTGCAGACGGTTCCAGCTTGACCGCCTTGATCCGCTTAACATTTTCGATTTCCAGACTGTTGATTTTCACGCTCATTTTTCGTCCTCCCGATGTAGTTGTTCGTCTTCCCACTGGCTGTTATGTCGCCGCCATGCAACCCAGACCCAGAAGAGTGCCATTGCAATGCCGCCTAAAATCATTGTTTGCATGTTCTTTTGCCTCCTCTTTTATCCTTTTTCCTGCAGTGTTCGCAGGTTAAAAGCTGCTTGCCCTCTCGCTTCCTGCCGCATCGGGTGCAAAGCCCAGCGGCTCGCCATGCCTCTCTGACTGCCTTTCTCTTCGCCAACAGTTCTGCTTTCTGCTCTGGCGTTAATGCAGCGTACCAGAAGCGATGCCCTGCGTTGATTGCTTCCCGGCATTTCGGGCAAGTGACAAACCCGTCCGTTGCGGAAGCGTTACGGCATCGCACACAAACATGGTGGGCTTTATACCAGTTGTAGCTTTCCAGAGATTCCTGATTCTTCTTCAGCCGCCGTTCTTCTGGGGTCATCATTTTATCACCTCAATTTTTGGGCTGTAAACCTCGTCCCTGCAGCAGTTCAATGCAGCCAGAAACGTGGCTTTTTTGATGTCATCATCCAGCGTTTCCGTGATGCTGATAAACGCCGCCAGCAACATCTTAGCTGCATCTGCTCTGTTGAGCCCCATTGAATGAATGCGAACATCATGTTGATTCCAGTCACCTTTTACAACGATTTTTCCCATCTTTTCGCTGCTCCTTCCTGTTTTTATTTCGGCAGACTGGACACACATACCACCCGACAAACTGCCAGGATACGTTCCAATCCAGCCCGCACTGCTCACAGTACATGTATTTGAACCCGTTCCGATATTCAACTTTCCGGCTCATGCTCTGCCATCCGTTCTGGATGTTCTACGAACTCCGGATTCCGTTTGTAGAACTCCACAATCATCATCGTCAACGCTTCATAGACCGAACGGTCCGCCTGCTCCGTTGCCGGCACAACGCTGACTTCTATTGGTTTTTTCATGCTGCACCTCCTCCACAAAACGTATTTCTGTTTGCATTTGCAATTGCCATACCAATTGCAGCCCATGTAACCTGTTTCTGTTCTTCCTGCGGCAATACGCCAAGTACAGTAAGTAGCGTAGACAATTCCTGCACATCCACCGATAAATGCACATTTGTGCAAATTTGATGAATGGCAGCTAATGTGCTTGCATTCAGCATAAAATCACATCCTTTCAGATTTCAGACTGCATCCTGTTCAATCAGCGGCAATAGCCCATTCGTCTTCAGCAAATCATAGATAAACAGCCGTCCTTTCTGCGTCCAGTAGGTATGGACTTTGGTGTGCTGCTGCCCATCTGCTCCGGGGAACGTCTGCGTTTTGGTGCTGGTGTAGCCCTTTTCTGCATACTTCTGATACAGCAACCAGTTTTGCCCTTGCTTATACTGTACGCCATTCTGATGTAAATAGCGATTCAGCCAAACGCCAGACTTTCCGTAGTCCTTAGCGATGGAAGTAATGGAAAGCAAGTCTTTGCAGTTCAGAACCACATCATAATAGCTTGCCTTTGGTTGCAGTTCTGCAATCTGCTGTTCCTGTACGGCTACCGTGGTTTCCAGCTGCTTTCGTTGCTCCTGCTCTGCTTTCAGCTGGGTTGCAAGTTCAATCAGAAAATCCGGCGAGGTCAAAGCACGTTCCAACGTCTGTTCTGTCATGTATACCCCATGTTTCCGGATGGATGGAAGCACTTCCGATGTCACCCATTTCCGGAACGGCTTTGCCTGTGGCTTGTCGCTCCGGAGAATCACGGTGTATAAACCGGATTCGTTGATGATGGTTGTTTCGCCCTGACGACCTAAATCAAATTTAGTGCGTTCATCATCGTCAAGTTTCTTCGCAACCATTGATGGATTAGATAACTCCAGCACCTTGCAAACATCCGACAGCACAAGCCACGGTTCGCCGTTCACCTGTACTGTCCGGATTTCGGAACTCTCATAGTTCCATACCTGAATCTTGTTTTCGTCCATTTGTAGTTCCTCCATTTTTTAATTTACCCTTACGGGCGGTGGGTCGGGATACGCTCCCGACGGGCGTTGTTAGTATAAAGGCAAAGGTTGGAGGTAATTGCCTACGATGCTGCCACATCGTCCCCCGTGTTGCTGCCGGTAGGTCAGCAGGTGGCTTATTTGTTGTCTATTTTTATCGCTGTGAAAAATTCAGCGTGTGCCTGGATGATATTGATGTTCTCTTGCCCAAGAATTTTTTCGATTTTTTCTTTAAATTCTCTGCGTTCATCTACACATCGTTGAACTTCAACTTCATATTCTTCATGGTTGTCGAATGAAAAATCAAAACACGGAATCTCACTTGTTATCCAATTCCGCAAAGCTTCTCCACTTACGTGAATGTTCCATATTGTAACAAGGAAATTCTTGTTTTTAGCCGAATAATCGTCTACAAATTCGGACTTTGAAATGATTTCAATTTCAAAACGCTCATTTGAAAGTTTCATTTTCGTTCCCTCTCTCTTTACGCTCGCTCAACGCTCGTTTAATGCTCGCCGAGTGTTAAAAACAAGTGTTAAACATTCATTCATGCCGGAACAACTCGTTTACAGAGATGTCCGGAAAATAGTTTTCTTGAATTTTGATGGCTTCTTCCAAAGAAAATCGCAATTCACCGTTTACCTTTTTACAAAGTGTGTTGTACTTTAACCCGATGCATTCTTTCAGGCAAAGTCTTGTAACATGTCGCAAAATCATTTCTGCTTCCAGCCTTGGATAATACGCACTACAATCTCTTTTCACGTTCATCACCTCTTTTTCTCTATATTTTTTGATTCCGGTTGACGCTTTATAGAAAATATGATATAATAAAAGATAACGAAGGGAGGTGATTATAATGGCTTTTTCTGGTTTTTTAAATCGCCATGGAATCATGTTTGACATTGAACGGAATGGAAAAGTAATCAATAATGTTCGTGGTTTGCCTAATTCAGACGATGGGAAAGAGTATGTAGGATTTATGCCAGGAACAGATGTGCAGGTTGGAGATTGGCTCATAAATCCATCCGGTGATCGATTTTACGTTGAGAAAAGAAAAACAGAATACATTCTCTCAAATCCGTCTTATGTTGCAGCGTATACAGTGTTAGAATCTGATTATAAGAAAGAATCTTCGCAGCAACAACAGCAAACAATTATTAATGTAGGAGAAGCCCATCATTCTATTCTTGGCTCTCAGCAAAATGCGACAATCAATGGATGCTCCGCTGAAGATTTAGCAAAATTGATTGATCAACACGATTCTTGCGATAAAGAACTGTTAAAGGAAATGCTTTCCATGCTGAATGATGCGATTTCAAATAAAGAACCCGTGAAAAAAGGATTTCTTTCAAAATTCGCTGGCGTATTGCAACGGAACGAATGGATTACTGCACCTGTTGCAACGTTTTTTCTTGAATACTTTCTTTCTCAGTAGTCAATGTGCCAATTTGCAATAATGAATTGCTAATATCCATTTTAATCTCCAGAATCAGACGTTTGTCTTCGGTTCTGGAGATTTTGTATTCCAGAATATTTTGTATGTCTGAATCCGAAATAGATAAAATTTCTTGGTTGTGTAACCGCCCCAATTCCATTTCCACTATCTCCTTTCGTCTTACTCGCCAAGCGTTTCGGTTTTCTCCTGCCTGCTGGTTTAAGTTTTCCGCTGCCTGTCCTCGACTGATTTGGTTTACAAGCATTTCCCGTTTTCTTTTTTGGTATCCTGTACGGGATACCGACTCACGAAAAGGGCAAAGGCTGCGTTCACGAGAAGTTCAAAGAGTACAGCCTCACTCTGGGTAAGTTCCTGACAAATCTGTGTAACTTTTTGCCGTTCTTCCTGTTCCTTGTTGGTTGTCTGATTCATAAAATCACTCCTTTCTTTTGTACCCACAACAATTCTTTACAGCAGTTCCTTAAACCGTTCAACTGCCTTTTCGTTATAGCGGAATGCATCCACTTCTTTGCAGGAATAAGGCGACTTGTCTTTATAGAACTCGCCATATTCTTCCGTCTTCATGCCGTTCTGACTGGAAAGCCGTCCGATTTTCTGAGCAGATACACCCAGCATCTTTCCGATTTCTGTGGCGGTATACATTTTCTGTTCTGACTTTGGCAGTGGCAAAATCTCTTCTCCTGCAAGCACTTCCGCAGCTTTTGCAATCAGAATACTTTTGTAATCTTTGGACAGCGTGGTTTCTATGTTGGCAAGTTTCAAGAACTGGTTCGACATCCGCACACGGGCGTTCATCTCTTTCACTTCCAGAGCCTTTGTCCGGTCTGGACGCTGTGGAAGCTGTCCCTGCTCCCGTACGCTGAAATAGGTATCTACCAAGCACTCATACGCTTCCCATGCCTTGTCGGTGTTCAGGCTCTTTGCATGGAGCAGTGCACCTTTTTCCGTCCAAAGGTAAAACTTGTTAAGATTTGGCGACACGTCAATTTGTCCGGTCGCCTTAAATTCTCTCAACACATTGCCAGTTAAGCAATAGTAATGCTTGCCCTCTGTGTACCGTTCCTTGTTCCGCTGGAAATTTCTTTGGATTGCATTCACATCTGTTTCGTACTGCTCCGCAATCTGTGCGGTAGTCAGCACCCGTTGGTTGTTGGTCTCAACGACCTGTAAGCTTTTGTTCATCGTTCATGCTTCCTTTCGGGTTGATTTTCAGTCGTTCGCATTTTCCCTCGACTGTGATTTTAGTATAGCACGGCTGTACTACTTTGTCAATGCATTTTCGTGTATTTGTACTATGAACTTCGCAAAATCGTACTATTGCACAAAAATTAAATAGTATATTTGTACAATTTAACCAGTTTTCACACATTGACAATAGCACAAACGTATGATATAATAGAAATTAGAAGGAGGTGATACAATGGAAATGAAAAACGTCTTGAAGACACTACGAAAAACAAGAGGGTACACAAGTGCAAAAGACTTTTGTAAAGCTATTGGGATTAGCTTTAACACTTATCAGAATTATGAATCTGGTAGCCGTGTCCCCACAGTGGAAATGCTTGTCAAGATTGCAGATTTTTATGGCGTAACCACGGACTTTCTGCTTGGTAGAGAACCAGTCCCGAAACCGATTGCTAACTTAAATCTCAGCGAAGAGAATGAAATAGAAGTAATTGATAAGTATATGAGTTTACCACCAGAAATTCGTGTTGACCTGATGAATGCTCTGGTGAAGCTGGGCGAGATTGCAAAAAACCGCCGGGAGCAGGAACAGCCTGTCAAGCAGTCTACCACGCTCGGAACGCTCGAAGACCAGACGGAGGAAGCAGCGAAAACGAAAGAAGAAGCATCGTCCTGACAAGAATTTTGAGAAAATAAGTAGGGGAGTTGTTTTGAGTGTCTCCCTCTTTACGAGGGAGTGGATTGAAATGTGCCAGACGGATGCAAATCTTGCTTGCAAGAAATAAATTTTTAACGCATCCGCTGGAACGACAGGTGTTTGAACAGTTTCAACAGTTTATCAACAATCAGTAAAAAAGCCGCCCTGCAAGGAATTGTGGGGCGGTCATATTAAGGAGCGATTATGAAAAGAGCAGTGTTTTATGGTCGTTATTCCAGCGACCGACAAACAGAACAGAGCATTGAGGGACAGCGGCGTGTCTGCGAAGAGTTTGCAAAGGCAGAGCAAATTCAAATCGTGGGCGAATACATCGACCGGGCAACCTCCGGCACTTCCACAGAGCATCGAGAGCAGTTTCAGAAAATGCTAAAGGATAGCAAGAACGGCGGCTGGGATTATGTACTGGTTTACAAACTCGACCGATTCGCCCGTAGCCGCTATGATAGTGCCATCAGTAAGCAGCAGCTGAAAAAGAATGGCGTAAAGGTATTATCTGCGACTGAACGCATTACAGACAGTCCAGAGGGCATTTTGATTGAAGGATTGCTTGAATCCATGGACGAATATTTCAGCCGGGAACTTTCCCGAAAATGCAAGCGTGGCATTCGGGAAAGCATTATAAAAGGGCATAATTTCGGCGGTCGGGTCCTGTATGGCTATGACCGGAAAGACAAGCGATTTGTCATCAACGAAGAGCAGGCGGTGAATGTACGGCGGATTTTCAAAAGCTATCTTTCCGGATGTACGATTCAATCCATTGCAGACCAGCTGAATGCAGATGGATACCGGACGAACTACGGGAACGAATTTAAACGCTATACCGTTTCCGACATCCTTCACAATGACAAATATACAGGGATACACTACATAGACGGCATCGAAGAGCCGGAAACCTGTCCGGCAATCATCTCACAGACGACATTTGAACGGGTAAAGGAAAAGTTGAATCAGTCTGCCCATCGTTCCAGAGAACACGCCACAGGGCATACTTACGCACTGTCAGGTCTGTTGCAGTGTGGTGTCTGCGGAAGATATGTCTGCGGTTCGTCTGTAGAACGAAAGTATTTCTATTACGCTTGCCGGAGCAGGGAACATGCAGAAAACAGCGTACATATTCATGCAGACAAGCTGGAGCAGGTGGTGATAGATGCCTTGCAAACCTTTTTCACAGAAGAGCAGGTTTCCACACTGGCGGAACGACTGTACCAAATCTATACCACGGATATGGATGGAAAACCAGACCGCAGCAAACGGCTGAATGAGATTGAAAAACAGATACAAGGAACGGTGAACGCTCTGATTGCGTGTCCAAGTTCCAAGGCATTGCAAGAAAAATTGACTCAGCTGGAAGAACAAAAAGCAGAAATTGAAAAGATGCCAATTTTGCAGCCGCAGCTGAAAAAAGAGCATTTTGAAAATTATTTTCGTTGGCTGGCTCTTCGGCTGGAGCATATCGAAGACCGTCAGACGTTTTTCCATACCGTGATTCACAAAGTGCTTGTTTATCCAGAAAAAGCAGTTATCATCTTGAATATGACGGATGAAATGGCAGATCCACCAAAGAGAGAACAGGTTGAAGCATTTATGTCTAATGTAGGGGAAGTATCCCCTTGTCCTACACTATACAAACTTTATGTTACGCCGTTTGCTATTTTCATTCATGCAGCACTCATAAAATAAAAAAATACCGCCCTATCGGATGTCGTCCGGTAAGGCGGTTTCACTATTTCTATTCTGGAAACGGTTCGGATTTACAGCTTTTCGTCTATGTTTGCCACGTGCTTCAGAATCTGCTGCAACGTAGATTCTTCGGTGTCCGGTTCAGGTATTGGTGTTGGCTCTGGTTCAGTTGGTTGCGTTGCTTTTGCAAATCCATTCAAACCAGCAGCCTTAATAATGGATGGGTAATCGGTATAACAATAATCCATATCACACTCACCAACAATGCCAGGAATACTTTTTTGTCCAATAATATCATGCTCTGTGCTGCCGGCTACATTATACTGCCAGATGCCGTATGGATTTTGATAGGTGCATTTGCTTGCATACTGAGCACACCAGATAGTGTATCGACTTTTAACACTGTCCGACAGGTACTTGTCTAAGTAGTACGTGCTGCAATACAATCCGGCATAATATCCGGCTTGCTCCATCGTACTTAAAAACGCATCCGCCATTTCAGAGCAGGCAGCTTTGCCCAGTGCAAATTGCTTTGCAAGTTCTAAGTCCATATAAACCGGATACTCAAACGATTTGCCTTTAATGGTCTGCAAAAACACCTGTGCCTCACGTCTTGCCTCGTCTGCCGACATCGCATAGCTAAACCAGTACGCACCGCAGGGGATACCCAGACGCTTACAAGCGGCATAGTTTCGTTCAAACTGTGTGTCTACCTGAGTGGTTTCCCTTCCGTAGCCTGCTCGCAGAATCGCAAAGTCAACCAGTCCGGATGCTTTTGCAGCGTCCCAGTCAACCTCGTTTTGACAGTACGATACATCAATCCCTTTTAAAATGCTCGTTGTTTCGGTGGCTTTTTTGATGCCAAAATACTTGTAAAAATCCTCTGTTACAGTTCCGTTTCCATGTACTTCATCGCCATACCATTTTCCAGATGTCCGCACGTCCAAGTGTGTGTACTGATAACTACTTGTAATGTTAGCGATTCCAGTAAAGCCCAAATCCTGAGCCTTGCAGCACACCGTCTTGCTGCTGATTGGCTGCCCATCCTGCCCGTAGCAGCAGACATCTGCAGCAGTGCCTTTGGTATGCTGACCGCTGCTCGTACCGCCTACAGCTTTATCATGGTCTGGACAGCGGTAACCGCTTGTTACAATGATTTTACTGCAATTCAGAGTGGTATAGAGGGCTTCCAGTTTTTCAATGAGTTCGGATGAAATCAAAGTTTCGTGGATTTTTCCACAGCTACAGCGAAATTCATGGGCGTTGAAATGTGGGGAAAGCTGGATACTATCGTTATAATCATAATGATTCACTGACATCCTATCGCCCTTTCTTATTTGTCCTTTTTCTGAAGCAGGTCAATCGCCTTTGTCAGCACGTCCGGCAATCGAATGCCCATCAATCCTGCATTTTCAAGAATAGAGATCACCTCATTGCACATAAATCCAATGCAGACCCCAGCACGCACATAATCCGTACCAAGCACGATGTCCAGCCGTGCGGCAACCAATACCAACAGCAAGATGATACACTTTTTTGCAAGTCCTCTCCAGCCGATTTTGCTGGACAATCCGCCGTTATCGCTCTTTAATGACTTTCCAGACGCTGCAACAATCAACCCTGTTATGTAGTCAACACCCATAAAAATCAACAGCGACAGCATAGCCGCATCCCATCCCCCAAACAACCCCGCAATCAGACCGCCGACCGTTCCGGCAGCTGCACAAATCCATTCTTTCATTTGGTTTCCTCCGTTTTCGTTTCATAGTCGCCGGAAAGCAGCACTAACATTTCCGGCGTTAGGTCACCAGATGCAAAAATCTGATACTGTCCGTTTTCCAGCTGCACCGCCTGAATTTTGGCATTACCCCAGCCTGTTCTCTGGATGGCTTTTCCTGCTTTCAGCTGTTCCATTGCTTCAATAATATTCATTGTATTTTTCCCTCCTTACAAAATTGTGATAGATTGAATCAGCGGGTGACTGTTATTGCTCCGACCGACCCACACCAAATAATAAGTGCCTGCCGTTACGCCCTCGCAGGGTGTCAGCGTTGTGATATAGTCCGCACTATAGAGCCACTGCAAGGGCAAATCTGTATAACTGCCCTCTGTCTGTGCCTTTGCGAGGATGTCCGCAGCTGTACCCGTGTCGGACTGCACCAGCCGCA